TGACGTGGCTTCCGCTACTTCTATAAGCACACTTCCTGAACCATCAGTTGAGTTATACAAATTTACATAACCAGTTGCAGATGTAGCATAGAAAGTAACACCATATACGTAACAAGGAGAACTTGAAATACTTGCATCGGAAGTCTTTGTTATAGCATCTACATAACCGACGTTTTTAAATTCTTCCCTGTCAAACGGCCCTGCGTAACATACCGAAGCCAGTAATAAAGAGAATAGACAAACGAGTAATAATTTCTTCATCATATCCTCCTTTTATACTGAACCCGGGTTTTTCGACCACGCCTTCATTACGAGATAATTCGGGGTATTTCCCTGAGAGTCCTTGATTGCCTGCACTCCCATAAGAGTTTCAATACCAATACCTGTAATAAATCCATAGTCATCTTTATCTTCTATCCTCTCAGGATGTTGTCCCCATCCAAAAGCCGCTATCTCCGCGCCAAACGCAATTATTCTGGACATATTGCGATTAGTGATTAAAGAACCTGTCACATGTGTTGCCGCAGTTGTGGAGTTCGCGCCCCTTACTGAAACAACGAAAGTCCTATAAGTCTTTGACGTGTAAGTCATATCCTCATTGTCAATCCTTATAGTTCCGCTTGTAGGGAAGAACTTTGTAAAATCCCTCTGTTGCCCCGTAGGTGTAATCGCCGCAGAACCTACATAAATCGTAGTGTCGCTGGCATTCAAAGTAGCCGCGGCTGCGCCTGCGCCGCCAGAGAACAATGAACATTCAGGCCTTATTGGAGAACCCTGAATACATCCACCTGCCTTTAATCCACGAAGCGTATAAACAAATAACCCATTCCATTCTACTGGCCCGCCTCTAAATAATGGGTTATCTTCACTGCGTAACAAAGCGTTCCTTGCCGCCTCTAACCACCTGTCATCTCCTCTTAGATTATATTCGTCCAATTCAGAAACGACTACACCATAGTTATTGGTTTCCTCGCCATTTTTCTTTCTTACTGTAACAGGTATGGATCCTATCCTATCCATCGCCAGTTTAATCTTATCCAGTTCGGCAGTTGTCAAAGTATCGCCATCTCCAAGTGTGGTATCTGAAGTGCCGTTACCGGCATATAAAGTATTCGTTGCGTCCGCATACAAATCGGTGAATACTTTACTATCTAACTCTCTTGCAAGCCAGTCAGATATTAGTGTCCTTGACTGTTGTATCATGTCAAAGTTCACTACCTTTTTGACTTTCCTGGTAAACGCGATAGCTTTTCTTAACCAGTCTACTGATATATTAAACTGTCCTATCGTGAATTTATCTTCTTTCCCTCTTAACTCTGTTTCTCCTTCTACGCCAGGGCCGTATATTCCGGTGCACGTTTGGATGTGTATCACATCTCCTGGTTCATTTACTAACTGTTCCTTCTCGATTATGGGTTGGCCTGAAAGTTCCTTGCCTTTCTTATTGCCCCAGAAAGACTTTCGAGCGCTATCAAGCCGTAATCTTTTCTCCCATATTTCAGGAGTAGCATAATCCGCATCACTATCTGTATCAACATTCATTGACTGCATTGATGTCGGCGATGTTCCTGATTGAGAAGAAATCGTAGAGAGGAAAGAAACATATAACCCTCTCAAAAACTTCAACATTGAAAACCTCCTATTTTTTCTGCTTATTCAACCTTTCGTTTTCCTCTTTTTCCAGTTTATCAAGGTCGGCTTCGGAAAGCTTGGATATATCAACTACCTTCTTCCCTCCTGTTTCAATATCGCCTTTACCTATGATAAACGTATTCTTCTTTGGTTGTGCCTTTGGAGTGGATTTATTCTCTAAGGCTTCGGATGCGCGTTTCACCGCCCAATAGACTGCTTCAGGGTTTCCCCTGTAAGTCTTTTTGAACTCAGGGTCATCTTTTAGTATACTAAGCGCTTTCTTTTTCAAAGGGCTATCCTTCTGTAAAAATTCAGGATAATCCTCGACTACCTTCAGCCGCGCTTGGGTAGCTAACAAATGAAACGCCTGAATAGCGGAATTTTTTATCCCAGAGTCAAACATCTTATTGATTTTCTGGGCTAATGGCCAAGAGTCTTTATGAATTTCGCTTTCTTTAAAGTGTAAATCCTCATCCTCGCTCTTTTCCTCTTTCTTTTCCGAAACCTTAGGATTTAAAACTAATTCTCCATCGTCGTTCTCTTGGAGTATGCCAAGTTCAAGTAACTTATCTACTTTCTCGGCTTTAGTCTTAAACTCTTTAAACTTTGAGGTTCTATCTTTTTTGGAGGCATCTTTCTCGGTATCCGTTTCCGTTTCTGTATCTGTTTCAGTTTCCTTTTCGGTCTCTGTCTCAGTCTCAGTTTCGGTTTCGGTCTCGGTATCGTCATCTCCTATTGCAACTGAACCTCTTTCGCTCCGTAACCAGCCAAATAATGTTTCAAACATAATTTCCTTTCTTCCCTTTCGGGGCATCTACCTTTCGGCAGGGAGAACTACTTTTTTGCCTTACGAGCTTCTATATACTCAGGCAGATTATCCATACGCCAGATAACCTGTGCAGGCAACTTGATACAATCTTCAATTTGATTTATTCTCGCTATTAAAAGGTCTCTTGTATCCCTATGGTCTCCTGATAGGACATTATCCATAAGTGGAGCCTCGCCTTCCTTTAAAAGTTCTATATACATTTTAAAGTCAGGATTTTCATTTAACCTTTTCATAGCATTACCCTGTGTTATTATCTTTTCCTTTACCACCCCCTCTTGTCTTCGGTCTTTACGGGATTTGCGGTTTATTAGCCTGAGGATTAGTTCCTTGACCACCTTGACCTCCCATAGACATTTCAATATCCATTAAAGCTTTTTTAGCGGCTTCGCCTTCTGGCGTGCCTCTTTTATTCTTAGCTATAAGTTTGAGTTGTCCTAATTGCTGTTTCTTCTGCATTTCTTCCTGAACCCTTACTTTCATCTGGATTAACTCTTGCTGTAATTCTTCAGGTGTAGGAAGTTTTAATCCCTTGATCCCCATCGCGTTTACCATATTCTCAACCAAGACTTTGCGGTTACTGAGTGTCGTCGGAGATAGTTCAGGAGAGAAAAATATCTCTTGCGATAGAGTCTTATAACTAAGTATCGCATCCTCTTTACGCCTGTAAATATTATCATTGACTGAAGTCCCTCTCGGCATAAAGTTCCATTTTAGACTCATTGTATCTTTTGATATTTCCCTATATGGGTTATCCTCGCTCTCGGTAACATAGAACACCCGTTTTTCCATCCCATGTTCTTTCATCATCTTCGCGTGCATCATAATATTTGCTTCAAAGAATTTCTTATTAGTCATTTGTAATATTGAAATCATAGTATCAAATGAGAAATTCCCTTCGCCGATAATCGCTTGTATCCCACGAGCAGTCTTATTTGAAGCAATATTACTTTCATTCCCAGTAGTATAATCAGTAACACCGAATAGTTTTTGAAGCATACCAAGAGTAAATTCTATTATCCATTGAGAGCTAAATTCAGTGGTGTCCCCCATATCTAACCTACCAAGCCGTGTCTTATCATTGACACCCCAAAACTCCGCAGGCCCAAACTGGTGTATCTCGGGGTCAAAGCCAGACTCCTCATCATAGACAAAAGGCGCATGGGAATTTATAGTATCCCTATCAACCATGTTATTTAAAAGTGAGTCAGTCAAATCCCTGATACCCCTTGCAAACTCTGGGATGGATTTACCTCTTGCGCGATGAGACATCGGCATAATTTGCCAATGAAATATCATGCGTTTACCACGATAGGGGTTATAAATCCATCCTAAGAGCTCCTGCGTCTCTTTAGCAACCAAAGCTATAACTTCCCTTAACTTCTTCTTATCCTTTCCTTGAGGCAAGTTTATCTTTGCCCATACTTCAATTAACTCTATCTTTTCAGTCTCTTTTACCTGCACATCAGGAGTGGATGTATTCTCTGGGCGTATCTTATCTATATTCTCATACCCGCCTTCTTCGGGTTTACCTTCCCTGTCTTTAAGCCAGAACCAACTCTTTTTAAATCTATGCCCTACATAAGGCCATTCATTCACATCATAGGTATCGCAGCCTTTAGGTATGATTAAATCTTTAGGGTTGATAGGAATGAGTTTTGTCCCGAAGTAAGTCTTATCTTTTTTAGTTATGGTTATTTCTTTTGTGATAGGAGTAATGCCTGTTACAGGGTCAACTTGAGGCACATCTTCTTCGTAAGTTTCTTTAGGATATCCGTCGGGCCATTCATCATCGTATTCATTCTTTGTATTCGGGTCTAAGATAGGCTGCTCAGTTACAGGATTGATTAAAGTCCAATAGGTTTCTTCCCATTCATATTCTTCGTTAGCTTCAATGAGTTTCCCCCACCCATCCCCCGTAAGTCCGACATCCATCATTACGTCTAAGAACTCACGTTCAAAGTTCATTTCATCTTCAAGAGTGTATTCGTTATATTCCTCGACTATCTTACTTGACTTCTGGTCTTGCCCTGCCCTGCCGCCTACATTACAGATAGGCTTCTGAAATATAGTCTTAATGAAACGTGCTATTATGGCTCTTAGGATTATGGCCTCAAGAGGTAATCCTACATCGCTTGCGCCTTCCCAAGGTTCAGTCTTAGGATAGTCGTCAGGGTCTTTGCCATAACTTAAACCCTTGATAGAGCGGACTGCTTCAAAACGTTGTATCCAACTATCAACCTTTGTAGCGAACTTATCAACCCTGTCCATATTAGTAAGGACTTCGGCTACGATAAAATCTTTAATGGCTTGGTTTTGTTCGTCTCTAAGTTTACTCATAATCTCCTCAAATAAAAAGGGCGTAACAATGGAATGAAATGCGGTTTCTTTCCACTATTACGCCTTCAGATTAACTGGTGGTGCGAATGGTTATTTAGTTATATCTTGTATAACTTTTTTGTCTCCGTTACAATTCCAACAAGCTAATGGTTTATCTATATTATCATCGTTCAAAGTTATCCCTGTGCCTTCACAAACAGAACATGCTACAATTTCAGCTTCGCCTATCATCAACTTAGAGATAGACTGTCTTAAATCATTTGCTCTATTTTCTTCAGATGTAAACTGGCTTTCTAAATTTCCTATCTTTCTTTTTAAGAAAATCAATAGCCTGCCTAAACTTTCTTTTAACTTGCCTTCGGTCTTTACTTCTGCCCCTACACCTAATTGATACCCATAATCTGCACTTTCATATAACAAATCCGCTTCTTTAACCGCCTCGCAATTATTGATATAAGCTATCTCAGATAAACTTATCTTCAACTTATTCATTGCTTGCGCCAAAGTCATCTCATTGAGATTTTTTAACATCATCCTAATCGCTAACCTAAATTCATTACTGGTTTTGTCCGACTTTAAATATTGTTCAATCCATTTATCCATTTTTTTCTCCTTCTCCTTATTTTATTAACTACTTACCCCTCCTGATATAAATTTCCACTAATTCAGCAATTTGTTTTTGGGGAACTATCGTAATGATACTATTGGGTTTAATTTCCATTTCTTCTTCTCTTGTAATCGGGCAACGAGTTTTCTTGTCAATAGTATACTTTATTATTACAAAGCTGTTGTCATTTTTAACATACTCATCAATCTTATCACTATAAAATTTAACATCTTGAGTAAGATTATAAATCCAAACCCCTGATACTGCTACAATTACACAACACAAAATAATTAACACATTAACTAACATTTTTTTCTCCTTCTCCTTTGAGGTGGTGAGACTGTTTAACTTCTACTTTCGTTGATATACTGCCCTTGTGAACATTGATACGGATTTGCCCTGTGAAGTTCCTGTCCTCTAAAAGGTTATCTATATACTCTAAAAGTGGATGGTCTTTAACGAAGTCGGTTTTCATTACATACCAACCTTTTTTAATCGAGATATATCACTATCTATTGCTTTTTCCCAAAAAATAGGATGCAAGCGTTCAATATACTCTTTCCTACTAAATTCCATTTCTCCAGTTTCAAAAAATATCTTTACTCTGTTTCTATTAAATACCATAGTCTTTATTTTTTCCCTGCTGCCAATATCATTAACTTCTTTATTCCAAATTAAATTATTCATTTCACATCCATCCCGAATGATGTTTCTCGGCTTTAACGTGCATTTTAAGCGGAGACTTCTTTGATAACTTTGCCTTTGACATTGCGATTGCGACTGCCTGCTTCTGCGGTTTGCCTGAATGAACTAATTCGCTTATATTAGAACTGATAACTTTCTTTGACTTGCCTGATTTTATAGGCATATTACCTCCCCATTTTCTTTAACTTATTAAATTCTATATTCTCTAATTCGTCTAACTCATCATCGCTCATAGTGGAAGCGTATTTCTTGGCTTTAGTATGATTACTTTTCATCTTCCTGCGTTTAAGTTCTGTTTCTAATTCTTCCGTTGAATACATGGATAGGTTGTTTGCCATTTATTTTCCTTTCACTATTTGCATAAATTCTTTATCTAATTCGTAACCAGTTATAATAATATTTCTTTTTTTGAGGTTATATTTCTAATATTTAAATATATTTATTTTGTGTATTATAAACTGAAAATCTTTTGTTTTTGGAAACTCTTTTATTATATCTATAAGTTCATTTGGAACATTTTCAGTCGCTATAACCATTACTATCTGCTCATTAGATATTTTCATTTGTCGTCGGAATTGAAGTCTATACTTAAGAAGTTGATATAATGCCCTTTCACAATCTATCTTAGTTTTCTTTAATTCTACTATTGCATAAATTTGTGAAGTATTATCTTTTAGTATAATATCTGCTTTAACACCATGAATATTATAGGGTTTAAAATCTAAATCTAACCTTTTATTTAACCAACTAACATTATTAGTAAGTCTGTTTTTTATTTCTTTTTCTCTATTCATAGCGGGTCGGGTTGATTTCCCCCTTATATGTTTTTAAATATCTTTGAGGTTATTTCCCAAACGCACCTTTTACCCTGTTCTTAATTCTATTTATCATACCATTAGTTCCGGCTACAACCTTATTCTTATTCTGGGCAGTAGCATTCAACACTATATCAATGGCTGTGAGTAACTTCTTAATCAGGAACTTCTTATGGTTTACCATCAAATCTTGCTGGCAGATTAACTGCATAGTCTCGGAGTTATCCCTGTGACGTTTAACGACTATCTCCATAAGAGTAACAGTATTTATGACATCATCAGGGGACTCTTTGACTATGGTGTCTTTCTTTAATTCATTACCGTTATCGTTATCACTTCCCATATAACTCCTTATCTAATATATAGTTTAGTTCTTGTAAATTAGCAACAGTCTGTTCCCACGCAGTTTCCATTACCTGACTATCATTTAAAAGATAAAGAGGCATAACTCTATGCTTTGCTACTTCATCCTTGCCAATTAAATTTTCAATGTTATTATATAATTTTTGTATTTGAATATTCATATCCTCTGCGGTTGGATAAGAATAAATAATATTTGTTCCTGATAATACTATACCTACCATTAAACCTAAAAATAGATAAATATATTTTTTCATATCGCCTCCTTTGACTCCTTTGATACTAAATCTTTAAATCTGCTTTCGTGCCATAATTCTAAAGTCTCACCGCGTAAATCCCTTTTTATGCTCACAACAATAAATGTTTCTCCGCTTGTTACATGAGTAAAACAATCTCCAATTAAAACATCCAAATTTTTATCTCCACTCATACCGCCCCCTTATATTTCGCCATACGCTTACCTTCTTTATACCCTCTTTCGTGAGAAACTATTGAAACTATGACAAGTAAGAAAAAGAATAAGAGTATCATTTATCACTTTCCATAAATTGTTCTCCCATTCTTTTCTTGCCGAGCTTGATTATATCGCACTGTCTTAGAAGATAAATGTAAGCCCAAATATTCTTTTGCTAATTTTCTAAAACTATGGACACGCATAGCTAAATCTTTATAACTTTTTTGCCAGTAAGTATCTTCCTCACTGTCCCAAGATTGTATTATTCTACTTATTTGTTTGGGTAATGAACAATATTTCTCTGCTAACTGCTTTATTATTATTGTTACACTTTCACTCTCCCAAAATTCACTTATGATTTTTTGTCGTTTAGTCCAACTAATTTTTCTCATTAAACCCTGCCTTGTGGATGACGTGTGCGTGTCCTATTAAAATTCTTCCTTGCGTTTACATACTGCTGCGCCCAGCAACCCATGACATAAGTATCAGCCCTGTCAGTAGACCTGCCTATCCGTGACTTAATCTCATCCTTAGCTTCTATTTTAATCTTACCAGAAGAACTCACTATCTCATAATTAGGAGCCTGTAACTCCTGTATTAAGAGATTATCATTGGGGATAGTAGTCAGACATTGAGAAAATAAATCGCCTACATACCACCACATTTGAGCGCGTTGATTTAAAAATTTTACTTCTTCGGTCTCTAATGTAGGCCTCTCAGCTGAATTGATACCCATTACCAAATGTTTCTTATCGCCCAATAGTTCCCGGACTCTATCGTATACGCCTAACCCCAGTCCACATTTATCTACCACTATCATATCTGAATTATAATCGTTGAAGTGTATGATAATGCGCCCGGCTGTTTTCATAGTATCTTTCTCGCCGGATATATCAGTCTTTGTAATCTCATAACCTAACATATCGTAAATTACCGTATCATCCCCGCCCGCACCTATATCGGCAACTGTAACCTTTGTAGTCGGGTTATAGTTTAACTCTCTATCAACCGCATCCCTTATCCAATGGCTCTTTATAACCTTATTCTCTGAACCCTCTAAAACATCCCAATTACCATGAAGATAAGCTTCTAATAACTCAGCCCTATGTTTAAAAGCGTCTGTAAGGTTCTCTATATAACCTGTAGCTAAGAAAGGATTATCCACAGGAAGAGCCTGCAAATATTGCTTACCATTCTTACTATGCACAAAATCATCTCTTAGAAAACAATCAGAAGGATTAGCTGTAAGTAACATTTTATAAGGGAATTGCTTATTATCTATCTTTAAACGAAGCGTCCCTTTAAGCATACCATAATCATCTCTTGTCAACTCCTCAGCCTGGTCTATAAAGATATAGGCATATTCAGCGCTGTTAAACTTCTTAATAGCTTCCTCACTATCAAGCCCGCCGACTATAATCTTGACACAACCCTCAATAACTATCTCACCCAAATGTTCTTTAAAGTCATAAAGGTTCGAGGGGATAAACTTCTTCCATGTCTCAAGGGTAGTCTCTCTGAAGTCTTTGGCTCTCTTACGGCCCATAAAAGCAACAGCTAAAGGATATTTCTGGGGGATTAAATTGAATTGAGTGATTAGATTCTTACATTGAAGATAGAGCCACCTGCAGCCGAGGACTGATTTACCGCCGCCCTTAGCCCCGCCATATAAAACCTCATCAGATACATCTAACAAGTCAAGGGCTTGAGTCTGCTTCTCGGAGAATATCCAGTCTATCTTAGTATCAACCGCTTCCTGTATCGGCAATTCTTTCCTCGATTCTATTTTCTATCTTATCTAAGGCAGGATAATTCTTTACAATATTGATAATGGTATTGCCACTAATTTCGCCGGAGTGTTCAACAGTCTGCATATCTGGAATAAATTTCTTCAGAACAGCTATCATTACATTTTTATCTGTATAAGCATACTCAGCAACTTTCTCCCAGAAACCTTGACCGCGTTTCTTACCTTCCTTCGCCAATGCTTCACGCAATAGTTCAGGCTCCGCATTTTTAGGTCTTCCAGCTCTATTGATATTTTTATCACCCTTAGCGAATGGCATTGTTTCTCATACCATAGTTACTTGTTTTACAATTAAGTTAAAACATTTTCTACTTCCAAAATTATCTGTTTTTTTATGACACTTGCCGCATAAAGTCTGACCATTCCTGGTTTTCTATCAGTTTAATGATAATTCCGCTTTTGTCAACAACAATTTTCGTTTTAAATCAATTTTTTAAAATTTATAAATAAATCATAAAAATAATACTTGACAAAATGATAAAATGTGATATACTTATAATAGGAGAGAAAAAATGGATACCAACACAAAAACAAGATTAACAATCGAAATCGAAAAAAACTTGAAAGCGAAAGTCAAAGCGAAGATATACGCTACAGGAAAAACTC